TAACGTTTGCACGCACTCTAGGTGTAAGTTGATTTATCCCTCCGCCTTTTCTAAATGATGGTCTTTTAAAATACATTAATTTCTTCTGCCTCCAAAGATACTACCTAAACCATAAGCACTTAGTCCAGCAGAAAGAGCTTGTGATAGAGGACCTACTCCACCTCCTGCTCCGCCTAAATCAGTTCTTGTGGTAGAAAAAGGAACTCCACCAATTTGACTTGCTATCCCTGATCCAAGAGCCTGTATTCTAGTTAATGGTTCTTGAAATGCTAATTGACTTCTTTGTTGAGCTGCATCTAATATTGCTTGTCTGTAAGCTAAATCCCCTGTGCCAACAGCACCCAAAGATTGTGTAGTTGTTGCCGCTAAAGATGGCTGTAATGAGGCAAGACCTCTTTGTTGATTGAAAGCTGTTTGAGCTAAATTTTGTGCTTGAGTAAATCCTTGACCTAATAACTGCGCTTGTAAAGCCGCTCTGTTTTGAGCTGCTTGTGATGCGTATTCTGCTGCAGCTACACCTTCTCTGCCTCCTCCAAAAGCTCCTGCTTGAATAGCATTGGCTGCTAGTTGAGGAACACCTTTTGCTGTTTGTCTATCAAATTCTGTCAAAGTCGTGTCAATAACTTGTTGTTGATATGGCGACATAAATTGTTGAAAAGCTTGTGGACCAGAAAGTTTTGCTGCTTCGTCTAAGAAAGGTTGATAACCTGCAACTCCAGTGCCAGTGCCCACTCCACTAATTGCTCCTTCAGAGTCAAATGTTAATTGACCGAGTCCAGCTTGTGTTGCCGCTGCCTGTTGAGCAGCTTGTGTTAACGCATTTTGAGTTGCAACCTGCGGGCCCAGTTGAGCTAAGGTTGGAACTGTTCCTATAACATTTCCTTGAGCGTCTGTAATTTGTGAGCCGGGAGCTCTACCAACTTGTTGTGTTAATAGATCAATAAAATTTTCTTGAGCCCCTTCTATAAAAGGAGCCTGTCTACTAATCTGTGTATAATCTGCCATTATGCTTTTCCTACCTGTTCTGCATTTTTCATGAGGTTATAAAGTTTTTTAGATCCTTTTTCAACATCACCTCCACCAATACCTCGCACGGCATCGGCTGTTATTACAAATTCGTTTTTACTTAACATAGCTGGTACATCGTCAGCCTTTTCTTTAATACCTACTGGTACAAAACCACCTTCATCTCTGTAATCTCGTTCTTTTACTCCAGCACTATTTTTTCTTATTTTACCTGTAGGCACATTACTAATACCTCCTACAGACTTAAACTCTTTACCTGTCAATTGAAATATCTCTGCTTCAATATCGGACACATCTGCGTCAGGATCTTTTGCTAACATACTATCTCTTAATATTAATAGCTCTGATACTCTGTTAGCACCACTTGCATATTTAATTCTACCACCTTTAGCTTTTCCCATTTTTAAAAATCCTTTTAAGATCAATTCATCTTGTGGAAACATGCCTGGGTTCTTAAGAATTTTATGTAAGTTTCTAAATGAACTACTTGTCTGTCTTATTTTAGGATTTCCTAAAGCTCTAAACAAACGTGATTTTTCATCTCTAGTAAATACTGCATCAGAGTAGGCCATTAACATATCGTCCATATCCTCCATGTCTTCATCGTCTCCGGCTTCAACATCAATTGTCATGATACCTATTTCTGATTCTTCAGGATCCGTTCCTCTTTTTAAACCTATTCTACCGCCGTCTTTTATGCCTGCTCTTTCTGCAAGAGCTTCAAGTTTCTTTTCTCTTCTATCTAAGTCTCTAATTAATTCACGAGCATATTTTCCCATAGCATCTGGGTCTGGGATATCTCTTCCTTCTATATTGTACTCGTCATCATATTTGTCCATATTTTTCATAAACAACTTTTCTAACTTTTCAATTTTATCTTCTATTTTATCCCCCTCGTATCTCTCTAAAAAAGACATATCATCATACTCTTTATCTCCAATTTTTTTTACAAACTCTCCTGCTTCAGCCACTACATCTTCGCCTTCGTCATACAATTTATTAAAATCACCTGCTGTTTCTAAAAATCTTGCATAGTCTCCTAAAGTAAATATTCCAGAAGGAGCGGTGCCTTGTTCAAATCCTATTCTACCACCTTCAGCCTTATTTTGATTCATAAAGTCTTGTATTAATTTCATTCTATATTTTTCTCCATAAAATTCTGGAGGAACGTTACCCGTTCTTTGCATGTATTCATTTTCATAGTCAATAACTTTTTGATTTATTTCTTCAGAAATATCTGCGTTGTCAGAAAGAAGACCAAAAGTCATACTATCGGTTCCTTCACTAAATCCTATTCTTCCGCCTTCTTTTTTACCTCCAAAGAAGTTACTTAAGTAACCTGCATACTCGGCTTGTTTCTCAGCTTTTGTAGCTTCGTTATATTCTTCTTCAGTAATATCAACACCTGCCTGGTTAGCTAGAGCTCTTGCTTCTGCATATGAGGTTGCAAAAGCTGCAGCTCCCAAAACGGCTGCTTTATCAATAGAACCATCTTTGTTTGTAAACATAGCCTTACCGAATTTCTTACTGCCGTCTAAAATAGTCTTACCTACTTTTTCATAATCTTGATTGCTTATTCCATCGAATAAATTTTTTAAAAATCCAGGGTCATCACTGACTGTAGTTTTATCAATAGCTGTAACCACATCGCCACCTGCTACACCTTCTACTGTAAGATCGTCAAAATAAGTAGATTGTGGAGTATCCTTACCTAATCTAAAACCCGAAACGTTTCCTAAAGGTGAACTAAACAATGGTCCTTCAAATGGGTTGCCTTGGAGCCCTGCTCCACCTAAAAATCTTGCTCCTTGTCCCAGACCATAAGTTAATGCCGCACTTTTTAAAGAATCACCTATTCTACCTGTTTGATCAAACGAACCTAAACCACCCATAGCCGCTGCAAGAGCCGGGTTAAAAGGAGCTACAAAAGGTGCTGCTTTAACAGCAATGTCTGAAATCTCATTAGGTATAATTTTTCTAACAAATTTTTTAAGGGAACTACCTAAGCCAAACTTCTCTCTTGGTGAAACATCCATAATTCCACCGCTTGCTTGTAATTGTCTGTTCATTAAAGATCGTGATATCGCCATAATTTAAATACATTTATATTGTTGAGCAGGCGCAGAAATCCTGTAATAGTTTACTTTATTTGATTTTTGTAGTGTCGTCAACAGATTTGACAGGCCTTGTCGCCTGCCACAAATCATCTCTAAACCTACCACTATAAGAATACTCTCCAACATGACTAATAGGGTCATCTATATACCCGTATACTTTGCCCCCTATATCAGCCCATCTTTGACAAAAACCAAAGTCTTCTCCATAATAACGCTTAGACTTAGTATCATGTAAGGTGTCAAATAAATTATACATGTTATCTTTCTTTTCTTCTTTACCATTAATATTTGTTGGTTGGTATATTTCTAGATGAGGATAAGCTTCAATCATTTTTTCAATAACATTTCTTTTTATTAACATACATCCTGTGGGAGCATGAGTAAGTTCAGCTAATCCTTTTTCTACTGTGATAGAATTAGGATCTTTTACTTTAACTGGAAAAGTAAAACCTGCTCTAGCTAACTCGTTTGCGTTGTTAATTGCACCTTCTTTAGTATCTAATCTTCTCCATATCTTATCCCAACTCAGGGTCTTCATTGGGTATGGGACACTAATTATGTCTTTATCAAAATCTAATAATTTAAAAATAGTTTTAGCTTTAAAATCAATATCCGAATCTATAAACAGTAAATGAGTGTATTTATCTTCATGGTTTAAAAATTCTGCCACACATAAATTTCTACCTTGCGTAACTAAAGAGGATTTTAACAAAGTAAAGCTTACCACCATATTTTTTCGCATACACTCTTGTTGAAACTTTAAAACAGCTTGACAGTAATGCATACTTACATCGCTATGACATGGCGTACAGACCATAATTTTATGGGGTGATGTTCCTAAATATACCTCAGTGGTATTTTTTTCAGCGCTTACTTTATTTGTTTTTATAGTTTGATAAGTATCTGCATTTGCTTCTTCTTGTTTTTCTACGTTAAACCAGATTGGTTCATTTGCCTTTTGCATTAAGTGCTCCTTGTAAAAATCTAGTCCACACCGACGCCTGTTTGGGCCAAGAATAATATATTTGCGTGTAGTTAGATTGAGTTGTTAAATGACTGTGAATTTGAGGTTCATGTAGAGTTTCAACAGCAGCAGAAATTCCATATGCAAATTTTTCTGCTAAAGCTTTATAATTATTATCGTATGGAATATACATGGGAAACTCCGCTCCTGTTTCAAATAGAGCTCCATAATTAGTAGTGATACAATAAAGTCCTCCAGCCATTGCTTCAAGTAAAGATATACAAGAAGTTTCTTCAAAAATACTAGGATAGACATACATGTTATAATCTTTAATGTGTTCTCTAATATATTCATTAGGTCTGTAACCAATATAATTTACATTGGGAAGTTGTTCGGCTTGATCATAAAGAGCTTTATAGTTACTGTCATTTTTATCCATAAAATCTTTTCCGTAAACTTCACAAGAAGAATAAACATCCAAACTAATTAAAGGATTTTTAACCAACTGCATCGCACCTAACAATACAGATAAACCACGCCAAGGAGTGTTTTGATGAATAATTTTTACTGGGTCACCTTTTCTGTAATGTTTTGATTGTTCTATTTTTTCTATTCCGTTTTTAATTACAATGCATTTTTCTGTAGGAATACCAAACATCATTCTAAATTTTTCATAATTCCAATGAGAGTTAAAAACATACCAATCATATTGTTTGTGATTTCCTCGGTCCTTGAACCAACCATAAAGATTAGGTTGATCGTAAGAATTTTTTTGCCAAAGTATGTTAAGCTTATTGGGATCTATAGGTACTTTACCAGGCACACTTGTGCATATCTGTACTTGATCTAATAATTTTTTATCTACGTATTTATTTAAAAAACCAAGTTGTAACTCGGTTCCTCCTTTAGGGCTTTGGTTTCTTGTTTTCATTCATTACTTTCTGAAAAACGTCTAAACCTTTTGGAGAGATTTCAACTGTAACATCTGTTACAATATCAGGTCCTTCCATTTTTTCTTTGGACGTTTCGCCTGTCTTTGTATTTCTATAAATTGTTGTAGTGGTACAATCTATTTTATGTATGTTATCCGTTTTCATTCTCTCTGTTTATTAAAGCATAACTAACTACTACTTCAAGTTTGTTAGCTGTTTCCGCTTGAGCTTTTATAGCATCTCCTGCTTCTAAATTCAACCCCTCTTCTGTGGCATTGATTGTGCTTGTAGCAGGTATGTCTTTTCTAAAAAATTCTACGTCTGTACTAGCAGATGAGTCTCTTAAATCACAGTTAACTAATACAGCTCCTGTGCTATTATTAGATACATACACAGATTTTACAATAGCAACAGCTGATGTTGCTATAGTCAAAACAGTTGTCATAGCTGTTCCATCTAATATCTTAGATGCATTTTTATATTGTATTGTCATGATAAAAAGTAATTAAAAGCATCCTGTTCATTTTTTAAATCTTGTTGAAAAGAAAAATTAAGTTGTTGTTTCATAGTAGTCATAGATTCAATTATCTGTCTTTGATTTTCTACATCGTATTCTTGTTTTGGTTCAGGTATATAATTAGTTAATTTAGCCATTAAGTTCTTTTCTTATCTACACCTTTTATTTTTTTCTTATTTTTAGAAGCATAAAAAACAGCCTCACCTTTTTTCTTACCATATTGTTTTTTCATAGATTTCATGATCTTTTTACCTTTTGTAGTTAATGGCATCTTATCTCCTTCCGTCTGGTTGTGCATCAAGTCTAAAACTACCGTAACGCCAAGTTTCACCTACAGCGTCACATTCTATTTTAATAGATAATAATCTAGCTCGTGCTCTCGTATCTACTTTATCAGTAGAAGAGGTTATTGTAAAGGGACCTAAAGATGAGCTTGCTTGAGTGTCTGAAGGAAAATCAGATATAAATAAAGTCACTTTAGAATTACCGACTAAAAATTTATAATCGGGCATAAATCTTTTCATAGACATAAAAAACTCTCCATCATCTATATCAAAATCTCCAGATCTAATAAACGCATTTATAGAAGTTGTTCCTGTGCTATTAATTTGATCGTTGCCTACTTCGTGAGCATAATAAATACTAGCGCCGTATCTATTTGTAATTCCTAAAATATCTGGGAACACAGGAGTAGTTGTTGATTCATAATCTGTTGCATAAGGTTTATTAAATACTCCTTGGTCTTGATAACTTGTTCTATCTAATGATGAAGTAGTCCAAACATTTTCTTGAAAATTATACGTTACACATCTGTCAATTTGTGAAGATCCTGATTTAGGGTAGAACCAATTTACCTCTGTAAATAAACTATTTGGTGATGAAAAAATTACATCAGATGAATTAAAGTTTAATCCAAGATTTCCATTTTGTGTAGTAAAAACAAAATCTTCAACTAAACAAGGTAGAGCTTTTACAGTACCATCATACATAAAAAATCCACCTTCATTAGACATCCAATAAATAGCTCCATTGACATAAGAGGCTGCGTGTTGTCCAATGCATCCACAGTTTGTGCCAACCTGTCTAACACTAAATGTAAATGGTGGACCAACGAATTGTATAACGTAAGCTGCATTGTCGGTTAAAACAAAAACATAATCTTTACCTTGAAGAGCGGCTTGTATTTTATTTCCTGTATCAAGTCTAAAAGTTCCAGCAGTGTTGGTAGCCGTTGGATTATAAGTATTTAAATCTTCTTGATTTGAAAATCTTACAAACATTGGATCTTGTGTGGCTGGAGTTCCAATCGTTGTTTCAGTGCCAAAATGAAATAAATGTCTGTCTCGATCAGATACCAAAGTAAATCTGGTCGCCGTTGGATTAGCTGAGGTAGAAAAACCAGAAGTTGATTTAGATGCTCTTGTCGTTCGAGCACTTGTTGCACCTGCATCCCATGTAAAAGTTTCTCCATTAAATATTGTGGCCACTAACACTTCTCCAAAATTATCAAGACTCCAGTTTCCTGGATCTAAAGTTACATTACTTGTAGCTCGTTCAGTGCCCCATGTACTATCTCCCCATGTCGATGTACCCCATCCATAACCTACGGTTTGAGTGGTTGGTCCAACTTCAACGTAAGGATTTACAGTTGCAGATCCAACTGCGGTCATTCCAGAGCCGCCTTCGTTTCGCACAGCTTGAACGGTAAATTTGTCTATATCAGGCACAGTTAAAATTTCATAAGCTACTTGTAATTCTGCAGGTGTATAATCTGAGGCACCTGTTACTGTGACAGCCGATAAAGTTACGTATCGTCCAACAGCTAATCCATGGGAACCTTTATTAATTTGTAAAACATTTGATCCGTTAACTGTTGTTAATGTGCACCCTGTGATGGCTGTATCTAAAGGAGTAATGTCATAAAAATCATTTCCATAATATAAAAATAAACCCTGAGACGTTCCAATAGCAGCATATTTTTCACCAACTAAAGAAGTAAAAGCCACTTGAGCTCTTCCTGCTCCTGGTAATGTTTTGGATGCAGCAGTGAGTTGAGACCACCCACCTATTTTTTCTGGTGCAGTATAACGAAAACGCACAAAATCACCATCTACCCACTTTCCAGGAAGGGCTGAAGGGACACCTTGTTTATTAAATCCAGCTGCAAAATCTACTTTTTTTAAGGCCATAAACGTGTTATATAATAGTTTTTAAAAGAATGAAAGATCGAAAAATGTATATCTTATCAATACACCTAGGCCATGATGGAGCCTATTCAATAACAAAAGATAATGAACTTATAGAGCATTGTCAAATTGATAGATTTACAAAACAAAAAATGCAGTCGTATATAACAGGCAACTTACTATACCATTTAAGTTCTTTAAACATACGCTTCGACAAAATTTTATTTACAGATTTAGAATATGCAGATAATAGCATCGACAAATGGTGGTTTAACACTAATTTAACAAGATTTGATTTAATACATAAAAATACTGAAATAGTTTTTAATGACACTTTAAAAAGTAGACATCACCATTTATGGCATGCTTATTGTTCTAAAGTAAGTTTAGGTTCAAATAAAAATTATGCAACTTTTGACGGGGGAGGTGTCTATATTCCTGAAAAAAATTTAATTGAATCGGAATCTATTTATGATGAAAATTTTAATTGCACTTACAAAGATTCTTTTGGAATAGGTTTTAGTTATGATCGAATGACGTCTGCTTTATTTAAATTAACTAAACAACAATCCATGGGTATGCATGGAAAACTTATGGCACTTTCTCAATATGGTAAAAAAACAGTTTCTTTAAATCAAGATTTTATACTTACAGAAGATATACATGATTTAAGATCACAAGATTTTTTATATAGCTTTCAAAAAAATTTTGAAAAAGAAATTGATAAATTAATTCCAAAAGAAAATACTAATTATACTGGAGGCATAGCACAAAACATTTTATGTAATACTAATTATTTATTAAATAAAAATTTTAATATAGATCCTTTATGCAATGATTCTGGAATATCTTTAGGACAGTTAAATCATTATTTAAAAGGCAATATAAAACAAATAAATGATGTATATCTAGGACCACCACCTGATTATCAATTTCTTGAAATATTGTTTAAAGATTTTAAAATTGTAGAAGCCGATAGCAGTAAAATTTCACATATAATAAAAGATACTCCAGTAGCTTTGTTTCAGGGTAGATCTGAACAAGGTCAACGGGCTCTCGGTAATCGTTCTTTGTTGATGAACCCTTTTCATAAAGATGCTGTGTCAAAGGTTAACGCAATTAAAAAAAGAGAATGGTATCGGCCCTTCTCTCCAAGTGTAACTGAAGAAGAAGCAAATAATTATTTTTACATGGAAAATACAACATCTCCGTATATGTTGTATGTTTTTAACACTAAACAAAATTTACCTAGTGTTTCTTCAATAAATAAATTAAGCAGAGTGCACACTGTTAATAAAAAACAAAATAAACATTATCATGAATTGTTAAGTAAAAATGATGGAATGTTATTAAATACAAGTTTAAATTTTCCAGGACATGTTGTGGTAGAGGATTTATATGATCTTAAATGGATGATGAAAAAATCTTCATTAAAATATGCGTGGTTGCCAGATATTGGGAGATTAATTCAAAGTGAATAAATTTGACCCTTTTGATCAAAGTTTCTATGAGTATGAATTAAAGATTACGGATGAAGAAATTATTCAAATAGAAACTATGTTGAAAACAACAAACAAAGCCGATGGATTCACAATGCGAACCACTTTTGATTCTATCAATATTTTAAGTTTACCCCTCTTAAAAAATTTAAAAAAACAAATTATAAAAATACTAGATGACCACAAACTGTTGTTGGATAATAACTGGGCACAGTTCTATCAAAAATCAGAAAGTCATTCGGTTCATGCTCATGGCCCTATAGGTAAATCAGGAATTATATATTTAAAAAGTAATGCGGCTCAAGAAACTATTTTTTATAGTCCATCGTTTGAAGCCTATGAACATTCTTTTAAAAAAAATCATTTATTGTTATATCCCTCTCACATACCCCACGAAGTAAAACCCTTGCAAAAAAATGAAGC